TCCGTTCCCAACCCATTCCGTTCCCTTCCTTTGACATTCCGAGGAAGTCATGCGGAAATCCCGACACGAATCAGCCCTCATCGAGGAGTGCGCCAAGGTCCACTCCGTCTCCGTCCGCGCCGTCAGGAACTGGCGCAACTCTGACGATCCCCGCTGGCGCGATTTCCTGCGATCTCGCGCCCAGGATTCGACCTTTTCCTTTGCGCGACCTGAGGCAAATGCCAAGCCGATGACTCCGGAGGAGACCGAGCAGGCCGCCGCTGTCCGTCATGCGAGGCTCTCACTTCTCTGTGATCAGGCCGAGGGGCGTGGCGACATGAACTCCCTGCCGACTTTACTGAAGGCCAGCATCGAGGCGCACAAGCTCTGGACCCTTGTCTCGGAGAACAACCTGAAACTTTCCACCGCTGCCGGTCGGCTGGTCGAGGTTTCGAAGGTGAGCGAGTTCATCCTGGGGAACATGGCCATGGCAAAGCAACTCATGGAAAACCTTCCCGACGTGCTGGCCTCACGGATCGAGTCCTCGGTCGATGTCGGCGGGATTGTCCGGGAGGAAGTGGTTGCGATCCTGCGCGAGCTGGCCGCCGCCTCCGCTTCCGCGCCTTGGAATACCAAGAACCTACGCGATGTCACCGGCACTCAAGAAGCTTGAGGCCGATCTGGCTTCCATGTGGGAGCCGAAAGAGCGCCCGGATCCGCTGACATGGGCCGAGCGGGAGATCGTCATTGATCCGCGCTTCTCACCGCGCCCCGGGAGATTCTCCTGCGACTTCACCCCCTACCTTCGGCAGCTTCATCTCTGGTTCGGCGACCGAAGCGTCCGCCAGATCACCTTTGTGAAGAGTGCCCAGATCGGAGGGACCACCCTGCTGGCGAATCTCATCCAGTATGCCGTCGCCGAGGATCCCGGTCCTATCCTCTACGTCACCTCGACCGCTGAGAATGCCAAGAGCTGGAGCGAGCGTGAACTCATCCCCCGGCTGCGCTCCTGCGCGGCCATCAAGCCGGTCATGCCTGACGATCCCGATCTGTTCAAAAAGACCGAAATGCAGTTCAAGTCCTGCACCGTCAAGTTGGTCGGGTCGAACAGCGAGGCCAACCTCGCCTCCCGTCCCACCCGATACCTCTTCTGCGACGAGGTGGACAAATGGCCAGACGCCTCCGCGACCGAGGCCCCTTCGCTCGAGCTTGCCATGGCCCGCACCAACTTCTACCGGAGCATCTGCAAGCGCGTCCTGGTCTCGACCCCCACCGTCGCGACTGGTGCCATCTACTCCCAGTTCATGGCCGGGAGCCAGCACCGCTACCATGTCGCCTGTCCTGAGTGCGGCCATCTCCAGCACCTCCAGTTTGAGAACGTCCGCTGGTCCGATTCGCTTCGCGGTTCTGATGGTGCTTGGGATCTGGACGGCGTGGCCGATTCAGCGTGCTACCAGTGCGAAGAGTGCGGCGACCTCTGGCCACAGGAAATGCAGAGAGCCTTGGTGGCCGGGGGACGGTGGATCATTGGGAACCCGGCAGCCCCCCGTGACCATATCTCATGCCACCTGAATGCCATGTATTCCCCCCAGTCCACATGGGGGGAACTGGCCAAGCTCTTCTTGCAGAAGAAAGGAACCCCCGGCGGCCTCCATGATTTCCACAACACCTACCTCGGCATGCCCTGGGAGGATCGGGCGACCACCATCAAGGACGAGAGCCTCATGGATCTGCGCGGAGCATACCGTCAGAGGGAGATCCCCGAGGCGGCGGTCATCGACGGCCAGCAGCCCATGCTCACCCTCTGCGCCGATCCCGGCGGGAAGCGCACCCACTGGACCGTCGAGGCGCGGATCATGTCCGGCGAGAGCTGGGTCATCGACTGGGGAGAGGTCGAGGACGTGGACGACCTAGTCAGGGAGGATTTCCTGAATGCCCGCGCCTACCTCATGCCCGACGGAGAGACCATCGTCCGCCCCATGGCCGGACTGATCGACTCAGGTTTCTTCACCGAGAGAGTGTATGCCGTCTGTGCCAGATCGTCTGGCCTCTTCTACCCGAGCAAAGGAGGAGCCGCCACCTTCAAGCACTTCTCAGCCAGTCCGCTGCCAGGACTCGGCACCATGCTCTACGCGTATTCCGATTTCGTGTGGAAGATGCATCTGTATGTCGAGAGGATCCAGAAGAAGCTGCCGCCGATTCTCCACTTCCCGGCGGATGCCTCGCGGGAGTTTCTTTCTGGACACAGCGGCCAAGTGCTCGTGGAGAATAGGAACAACCGGGTCACCCCCTTCCAATTCAAGAACGTCGAGAACGACCACTACGGAGACTGCACCAAGCTGCACTGCGTCACCTGGGCGATCTTGAAGGAGAAGCTGTGAACTACCCGATCCGGAAGACCATCGCAGTCGATGTGGATGGCACCTTGATCCATGGGTCATCGGTCAACGAGCCCTTGATTGCTTGGCTCCGGGTGAGAAAGGAAGAAGGCCACGAACTGATCCTCTGGTCAGCACGTGGTAGAGAACACGCCCGCCGCGCCGCCAGAGTGACAGAGACCGAGAGCCTGTTCGACGCGATCATCTCCAAGCCCGGACGGATCGTGGATGACCTTGGGTGGTCATGGATCAAGTGGACGCAAATCATCCACCCCTCTCGGATTTCCACCCTTTGACATGACGGGGCCTTCATGGCCTCCACTCCCAATGTCTCCGGAATCAAGCAATGGCTCCGCTTCAAGAACCTTGAGGAACTGCGTCAACTCTCTGACAGCATCGCGGCCCTCGCCTGTGAGGAAGTTACCATTACGGGAACGAGCGCCGAGGGAGGATCTGCAAATGGTGAAGTGGCATTCCCTCGCCTCGATTATCTGGATGTGGTCATGGCTGTCCGCAGAGAGAAGGGGGATGAGCCGCTGAATGCCGACGGAACCGTGACATCAAGACAACTCGGAACCCGACCTGACTTCAGCAACCTCCGCTGGTCGGTTTGATTTTCTCGGGGACGCCTGAGAGATCCCGGTGCCGCTCGACTTTTTCGGCGGCTTGATATGGTCAGCCCAGCCGGGAACCAATTTAGCAGTCCAATGTTCCAAGGCTGGCGAGAAGGTCTCCAAAACCATCTGGCTCGGTTCAATTCCGAGGGGCTGTGCCATTTGATTTTCGATTGATTTTTGACAGGTGCGCTCATGCATGAGCGAACCGAAATCAAAGCGTGGCGGCTATCGACCTGGAGCGGGTCGCCCGAAGAAGGCAACGAACTTCTCATCTACCGATGGCATTCAGAGTCCGCAGCGGATGTGGATCTACACGCCGACGCTGGACGCCTCCAAGTCCCTGACCCCCTCAGCCCGGATCGAGCAGACCAAGAAATCCTTTTTCCTCTACGAAAACATCGGCCTTGCCGCTCGGGCCGTGGACGGCGTTGCCAAGTTCGTCGGCCCTCTCATCCCGCAGGCCAAGACCGCCGATGAGTCATGGAACCGCCTCGCCGAGCAGGCGTTCGAGGATGCCTGCGGCAACTCCGCTTTCGGCGTCGATGTCTCCAAGCAAGTCAACTTCTATGACGCCCAGGAGTTGCTCGTGAAGCAGATGGCGTTGGCCGGGGATGTCTTCTGGCAGAAGCAGACGAGCAACAGCGACCGCGCCATGTTCCGGATCGTGCCCGGCGAGAACGTCGGCTCGGCTCATGGAGACGTGAAGGATGGATGGGTGGACGGAGTGAAGGTCAGCAAGCTCGGTGCTCCGACCCGCTACCGAGTGCTGAAGGCCCCCGGCAACTACGGCGAGTATAACGAGATCAGCGCGGATGACCTGACCCGCGTCGGAAAGGTGGACAGGATCGGTCAGGTGCGCTCCCGCCCGTGGCTCCACCGCGCCGCCGATCACCTTCAGGACATCACCGAGATCCTCGGCTACGAGAAGATGAGCGCCAAGCTCGGTTCCTCGCTGGCCTTCGTCATCACCTCACCGGAGGCAGGAAGCATCGGCCTCGGTTCATCGCTTCAGAAGGTGCAGGCGGGAGGCGGCAGCATCACCAAGGATCTGATGACCGATGGGTCGATCATCCCGCAGTTGAAGCCGGGAGAGAAGATCGAGTCGTTCAACAATGCCCACCCATCGGCAAACCTCGACACTTTCCTGAAATACCTCAGACGCGACATCGCGCACGGCTTCAACATGCCCGCCTCGGTCCTCTTTGATCCCGAGGAGGCCGGGGGCGCGACCATGCGCTTCGCGATGGAGGATGCCGCCAAGACGATTGGCCGGATTCAAGAGATCATCATCCAGAGTTTCGCCGCCCCCTTCTGGAGGTTCTGGGTCTGGCAGGAGATCCAGAGCGGACGCCTGCCAATGCCGAACGACGGCAGCGATTGGTGGAGGTGCGAGTTCACGGCACCGCAGAAGGTCTCCGTCGACATCGGGCGGGATGGCCGCCTCTACAGCGACATGCTCCTCCGTGGTCAGATCTCTCCGCAGGACTTCTACAACATGCAGGGGAAGGATCACGACAAGGTTCTCGACGACACGATCCGCGCAGCCGTCCGTCGCAAGAAGCGGGTGATGGAGATCGCCGCCGAGGAGGGGGTCGAGATCAGCGTGAACGAAGTATTCCCTCCTGCTCCCGGCTCGCCAGTTGTCCCCACCGCGGAGCCAGTGGCAGACCCCGCCGTTTGACACTCCGCATTTCTCCAATATGCAGAAGCTGACTCTTTTCGCCGCCGCGACTGGCTCACGGGTTGACCGTGAAGCTGGCGTCCTGCGCGGTGTCTCGGTCATCACAGCCGGCGTCGAGGCCAAGGGTCACGGCATCTGGATCGACCAGACCTCGCTCGAAATGGTCAAGGCTTCCGCTGAGACCTACATCGACGGCCTCCAGGTCAAGAGCGACCACGGCAGCGGCTTCGGTGAGATCGAGGGAGTTCTCCGCGACTTCGTGATCGAGGGAAATCAACTCCGCGCAGACTTCCACCTCATCAAGAGCGGCGAGGAATACGAGCGCATCATGGAGATGGCCGAGATGATGCCTTCCTCATTCGGCCTTTCCATCGAGTTCTCCGGCATCTCCGAGGAGATCGACGAATACCGTTACGCCCGGCCGGTGGAAATCTACGCCGTGGCACTGGTTGATCAACCTGCCGCCAATCCCAGCGGCCTCTTTCAAGTTATGCCAGAAGACATCAAACCCGAAGAGGTTCCCGCCGAGGCTCCCGTTGAGGAAGTGAAGGTCGAGGAAGTCACCGAGTCCCAGCCCATCGAGGAGAAGGCCGAAGAAGCCGTCGTCGAGCCTGCCGCTGATGTGGTGGAGCCTGTCGCTGAAGTGGTCACTCCCGAGCCTGAAGCCGAGGTGGAAGAACTCCCCGAGGAGAAGCTCTCCTCCAAGCTCACCTCTGTTGTTCTCAATTTCGAGAACACCAAGGCCGAGGTCATCAACCTCCGCGCCGACCTGGAGACCGCTCACAGGAATCTCTCCGCGCTGAAGGCTGAAGTCGAGAAGCGTGATCTGACCATCGCCAAGCTGGAGGATCTCAAGCGCATCGCCCTCCGGGCCGCTGGTCTCCTCCCCTCCGATGTCGAGATCGAGATCGAGGCGCAGGCCGCTCCCTTCAACCCCGCCGAGGCTTATGCCGCCGCCGTCGAGGCAGGCGACAAGAAGCTCGCCGCCGAACTCTTCAAGCAGCACAAGGCCGCGATCTTCGCAGCCCGCCGCAACTAATTTCATGAGGCACTAACGCTCTCAGGAAAGCCAAGCAAACCCCAACCCAACCCAACCCACCACCATGCCCAACACCATTGATTCCGCGCTCATCGCGAGCACGATCTCTGAGCAGGCGCAGACCGTGCTTGGCAACCGCCTTGCAGCTCTGAACCTCTTCAGCACCGACTTCTCCTCAGAGGTCAAGAAGCCCAAGGACACCGTTCAGGTGCCCGTCGCCACGGCAACCGCCTCCACCCAGACCAACCCGACCAGCTTCAACAGCACCGGCGGCACGACTCTGGACAAGGCGACTGTCGCCCTCGACCACATCTACCAGCCCTTCGGACTGGACTATGTGGACATCCAGAACGCGATCAAGCTCGAGAAGCTCGTCAAAATCAACTTGAACGCCCTCGCCGACAAGATCTGGAGCATCGTCACCACCCCGATCACCGTTGCGAACTACGGCACGGCAGTTGTTGCTCCCGCGACAGCCGCTGCCAACTTCGCCGCTGGCGATCTCGCCAAGCTCTGGGCCTCCGTGAGCAAGAGCAATAGCAAGGGCCTCGTGCTCTCGCCGACCCTCTACTCCGGGATCATCCCGACGGCGACGACCTCGATCACGCTCGACAAGGGCGCTTACGGCTTCGACAACGGCGTCTTCTACGCCAACCAGTTCAGCGGTCAGACCCGCCTCGCTGGTTTCGCTTGCAGCCCCGAGGCTCTCGCGATTGCTTCCGCCGCTCCTGCGCTCGATCACGTCCGTGACGAGTATCTGATCAGCGACGTGGTGGTCCTCGAGCAGCTCGGCCTCTCCATCTACTACAACGTGATGGCAGACCGCAGCTCCCGCGCTCTCGTCGCCTCCGCCGAGGTGATGTTCGGTGCGGCCAAGGCCGTCACTTCCGGAACGATGGGCCTCATCGTCACCGCCGCCTAAGTCCTCCACTAGGCACACAAGCAAGGCCGTCCCCCGTGCGTGGGGGACGGCCTTCTGCTTTTGACAGGGGCCTCTCTGCATGGCCCTGTCTCGATCCAGCATCGCCGCCTTCCATGCGAAGGGGCTTGCCAGCATAGCCGATGCTCTCGGCACACAGGTCACCATTTCTGGGCGAACCTTCTACGCCCATGTCAGCACGCCCCAGGTTGGGACCGAGATGAATGATCTCGGTGGGTTCAACATTGATCGGGAGATCACCCTCCGTTGGCCCGTCGGTCGCGCCCCGAAGCCCTCGAAGGGGACCACCGTCCTGCTGGTGGCTGAGAATCTCACCTACACGGTCGAGAGCGTCACCTCACTCCTCGGTTCCCCTCTTGGGAACGAGGTCAAAGTCACCGCCGTCCGCGCCTCGAAATGAACCCACTGCTTATCGAAACCAGCATGAGGACGGCCCTTGCCGCCTCGGCCTTCACCGCCACCCAGATCAACCTCGGCAGCGACTACGCCGAACTGAACCCGGAGGCGGTCAGCCTCATCGTCTCCTGCGGTTCCGTGGATCAAATTGCCGGGGGCCTGCACAAGGCCGAGTTGACCGTCAAGATCACGGCCCCTTCCCTGCTGGGTAGCGCCTCGATGGCGGCCTTTGTCTCTACCATCAACTCACTCCGGGCCGCGCTCACGCCCGGCTACCTGAACACGAACTGGCCCACGGGTGACAGCTTCCAGCCCTCATTCGGCGGGATCTGGGTCAGCGGCACAAAGACCTCCCAGGAGGACCACGCATGGGTGGCTGAGATCGCCTGCATGCTCGGGGTCTCCGAGTCCGTTTGACACACCAGCACTTCCATGAGCGACGAGCCCAATGAGCCAATTCCCAACCCTCTCATCCTCGAAAAGGATGTCGTGAAATCTCCCGCCCCTGCTCCCGAACCCGAACCCTCCAAATAACATGCCTGCCATCGGCGTCACCTCCACCTTCCAAGCCCTCGTCACCCCCGGCTCCGGCACCGTCATCAACGAGGTGACGCAGGATGCCACCCGCGAGGTCAAGACCATCAAGAACGCCTCGGGCGTCACCGTCCAGGCGGGAGTCCTGCCGATGACCGAGACCAAGATCTCAGTGAAGGGCAAGGGCTCACCGGCCCTCACGCTGGCCGTCGCAGGCACCGCAGGCGTCGGCGTCACGATCACGAGCGGCACCGTGGCCATCACCTCGGTCTCCGTGGAAGAGTCCAACGATGACTACCCCGACTTTTCCATCGAAGCCTCCCGCTTGAGCTAACCTACCAACCGACCACGACCATGCCAGCCATCACCGCCTCACTCGGCATCTCCTCCTTCACCAGCGGAACCATCTCCAAGGTCACGACCTCCCGCAAGGTCGAGACCAAGGTGCTCAAGGATCGCACCGGAGCATTTTCTGAAGCCGCGAAGTTCGACCCGACCGGCGAGTTCTCCGTGGACGGCGCGGGCGACTACCCCTCCATCACGCTAGGCGTGGCCACCCTGAACATCCCCTCCACGATCACCGGCGGGACCATCATCATCGACAGCTACTCCCAGACCGAAAAGAACGACGATTTCCCGACGTGGAAATACAGCGGGAAGCACTTCCCGAACACGGTGGCCTAGTGAACTAAACCCTGGCTGACATTCTGATATGATCGAAACCAACACCAAACTGAGCGTGCTCGCAGACCACGAGCACCCGCTCAAAAGCGCCAACACCCACCTCGTCGCGGCGGCAGCGACCTCCGGAGGGGAGATCGCCCCGCAGGGATACCTCGACACGATCGAGCAGGGCCCCGATGGGAAGCCCCGCCGGACCGTTGTCTGGCTCATGGCCGACAAGGAGATCACGTTCAACTCCTTCTCCGGCGAGAAGATTTCCACCGCCGAGTTCATCAAACGTTGGCTCGACAAGGAATGGCTCGCCGCCAATCCCGACCACCCCATCACCTACATGAGGTTTTACCAGAAGACCCTTGAGTCTCTCAGGGATGCCATCCGGGAGCAGACCCCGACGATCAAGGTCGTGAGGGGAGGCCGCGCTGCCTACATCCCCTCCACTGCGACCGAGGCACAGAGGGCTAAGCTCCTCTCTAAACTCTAAAGCCATGAGCGAAGAAACACTCAGCGAACGCATCTACGCGGAGGAGCCGGTGATTGCCGGGGTGAGGGTCAGGCCCTACTCGAACAAAGTGAAGCTCAAGCTGGGCCGCATCCTGCGCTGGCTCGACATCGCCGAGGAGGACCGGAACGAAGAGATCCTCTTTGCCTTTATCTACCTGATCGCGGCTCCCATCGAGCGGGTCGCTCTGAACACGCTGAACAAGAACGCCTACCTTGTGGACAAGGACGCCTTCCTGGAGACCCTGACCCCCGAGGATCTGAAGGCCGGGGCCGACTGGTTCGTGACCGTCACGGGCCTTGAGAAAGAGACCTCGGTCGAGGTGATTCCAAAGCCCTCCTCGGCAAGCTCGGAGACGACACCCCCAAACTAATCGAGCCCCCCTCGTTGGCCTCGCTGATCTTCACGTTGGCCAAGGAGGGGGGCTTTAGCGAATCGGCATTGATGGAGATGCCTGTCTACCGGGTGAATGCCTACTACCACGCAGCGCTCCGCTCGCACGACTGCTGGACGGTCAAGGAGTCAGCCCCTGCCACTGTCCAGATCGACGACCTGATGGCCTTTGCCAAGGCCGCAGCGGTTGACATCGAGGAGGAAGAGTGAGCAAGAACGGCCTGACCATCGACACGAGCAACTTCAACCGGGCCATGAGGGAGATGGCTCGGCTCTCCGGGGTCAAGTTCGAGGATGTGCTCAAGGCCGAGATCGGGAGCGTGCTCTCGGCCACCATCACCAGAACCAAGAAGGCGACCAAGGCATCCATCGAGAAGTCCATGTCCATGACCTATGTGGGTGAGAAGAAGTTCGTGAATGCCAAGTGGAGGCTTCCGGATGCCACATGGCAGAAGGTTCAGGAACGCAGGAAGGAGCTAATCGGTCGCATCGGGACAGCCAAAAAGTCCTGGTATCTGCTGGCCAAGCGGATGGACATCAAGCTTCCAAAGACTCCTCCAGCCTATGTGGCCGCTGCAACAGTGAACGGCAAGGAACTCACCGAGGAAGTGAGTCACACCCGGAAGGTGAGCGTCGGCAGGGTAGGGTTCCTGATTGAGAACTCCACCACGGCGGCGATCCGGGGCGAAGGAAGGGCCGCGCTCTTAAAGGCGATCAACGGCAGGACAGGCTATTTTTACCGGAACATGAAAAAGGGGGTCTTTGAAAAAGTGGGGGCGATTGCCAAGAAATACCCCGGGATCAAGGTTCGCGGGATCTGAACCTTTGACATCAGCACTCTGAAAAGATGGCCAACGAATCCCTCCAAGCTAGTTTCGGTCTGGATATTGCACCACTTCAGCAGTCCCTGAGCAGGGCGACCAGTGCCGTCCAGAAGTTCGCGCTCGGATTCGCCGGATATATTTCCGTCAAGGCCACGATGGACGAGTTTAAGAAGTCGATCGACCTCGGGGGGCAGTTGGTCGACCTCTCCAACAAGACCGGCATCGGGGCCGGCGCCCTCTACGATCTCGGAGAGGCGGGGCGAGATGCAGGACTCACCCTTGAGGACATCACCTCCTCGGTGACCAAGATGCAGAAGGGCCTCGGCACATCCGCGAGTTCCGGTGTGCTCAAGGCCCTCGGCCTCGATCCCCAGGCGCTGGCATCGGCCAAGCCCGAGGTGGCTTTCCAGAAAATCGGTCAGGCCATTTCCAACCTCCAGAGTCCCACAGAGCAGACTCAGGCAGCGCTCGCCCTGTTCGGTCGTGGTGGAGCGGAGATGCTCAAGCTTTTCAACGACCCGGCATTCAGGAACGGCATCGGATCATCGCAAGCGTCCCAGATCCTTGAGAAGAACGCCGCCGTGTTCGACCGGCTGGGTGATTCACTGGGCCGGATCAGGCCCCGGATCACCGAGTTCTTCAACGGATTCAACTCGGCCAACGCCGCCAACCTCGAGCGCATGGCCGATGCCATCGACCGTCTCGACCTGAGCCAGAAGGGGGTGGATGCCGGATCGATTGTCGCCACCTTCACCGAGGCATTTGCCCGTGGAAACTTCGGTGAGATCCTCTGGCTCTCCCTGAAGATCGCCGCCGCCGAGTTCACGAACAACATGATCGGAGGGGCCTTGGCGATGGGCCGAGCATTGTATGAGACCATCGAACTGATCTTCCGTCCGGAGACTTGGCAGGCATTCGGGAACACGCTCATGAGTTTTGTGAACTCCTTCAACGCCACCCTTTTACGTGGGATCGGGATGGTCTTGGAGCAGTTAGAGAAAGCCCCTGTAGTCGGCAAATATTTTGCCGGGGCCGCCGCCTCGGTGAACGGCCTCGGTGACAGGTTCGCCCTCACCTCCGTCAACCAGGGCAACCGCTCCTCGGCCTTGGCCTCCGGTCTCTACGAGGACATCGCCAAGAAGGTGAAGTCCTTCTTTGATCTCGGGAAGGTCTTCGACACATCCTCCACGCAGTCACAGCTTCAGAGCCTGACAGACTCCATCTACCAGTCCCTGGAGAAAAGCAACCAGGACGCCCGTGACCGGGCAGATGCTGGAAAGCGGAACAAGGACGGCCTCTTCAACGCCTCGGACATCGGCATGGGTTCCAAGCAGTCCATCATCGCCGACTCGCTGGCCAAGGTGGGAGGAGGCGGGTTCGCCGTCGGTCCATCGAGCAATCCCATCCTTGAGGAGAACAAGAGGCAGACAGCACTCCTTCAGCAGATCAACCAAGGCATCGCCAACTCCTTCGGTGGTGCCGCGTTTTCAGCCTCCACCGCCTAGCCTTTTATGCCAGACACGATTGTCTCCAAGTCAGCGACGTGGGATGCCAAGATAGGCAACTACATTACCACTACCGTTCTTGAGAACCTGACCACATACCCAGCGGTTCCCGGCACGGCGGTCGAGGTCACCAAATCGCAGGAGAACGGAACCTTCCGTGTCACCTACAAGGACATAGGCGACTCCACGGGGACTGGCACTCCTGGCACCAGCACGGGGAACTACAACTACGAATGCCACACCTCGGTCTCCACCGAGCCGCTGATCACCTTTGGCTCCTTTCAGTCAGGTGGTGCATGGGTTCTGGATGACACGGCCAAGGACAAGATCAAGAAAGCCGAGGCAGACCCGACACTTTGGAAGACCTACGCGGTCGGCACGGATGGGCTGGCGAAGTATGCCTCCTTCATCCTGAAGGGCATTGAGACCTTCTACGCCCCGACCATCACGCTCACGATCACGGCTGATGAGACGAATGTCCCTGACCTGACGACCTTGGGAAAAAAGGCCACCGGCCTGACCAACGCCCCCACCCTTCCGAGCGGGGGCAACTGGCTATTCTCCGGTTGCAACTTCACCGCACTGGCCAATGGGAAATGGAGGATCAGCAGGGAATACCGGGCGAGCGGCAAGGCCGGTTGGGACAACGACCTCTACGGCTGACCGCCATGAAGCGGCTGCCAAGACTCACCAAGTCGGGAATCCTGACCCAGCCTCAGTGGGAAGCCGTGGCGCGTGTGATCGAGGACAACTTCCGCGAGGTCACGCTTCAGCCTGGCGTCGGCTACACGTTGAAGAACGGCCCCGGGGGATCGTCTCTTGTTGTCTCCGGAGGCGGTGGTCCGACCGCCCCGGTGAAGTCCCCATGGGATCAGGTTGTCAGTTCCCAGACGTCGACCACGATCACCTTCCGTTTCCAGCCCGGCTCGGTCGGCGGGGTCATGCCATCCAATATCTTCACCGACTTCACGGCTCCTGTGAGCGGCACGACATGGTTCTGGGTCGAGGCCACCACGACCGCTGGATCGGTCTCCTCCTGCACGATCTCAAGCGGATCAACCCAGCCCGCGCCGGGGACGGCAGCGGCTGACGCGCCTCCCTCCAGCTTCAAGGTGCTCATCGGCGTCAGCGTGAACGGCACCTATTTCAATGTTCTGAAGAAGAATATCAGTGCCGTCCCGGTCGAGAGCTACCGGACAAGCAGGACGGGGGCAGGCCCATTCGAGCTTCCCTATACGAGCTACTGGAACTGGGTTTTCGCATGAACTCTTGGGTGATCCCGCGCACGGTCACGGTGCCGGTCGGATCGTGGAGGCAGACGATCACGACTCCCTCTTATTCATTCATCGATGGAACAAGCATCGCGAATGTTCCAAGCTCTAGCGCCAGCGCCTCGGGCTACAACGAACCCGCCACAGCCTCAGCGGCCCTCTCCTCCAGTTTTGTCACGACAGGAGCCAGTGCGGCCATCACGGTGACAACGGCCACCGTGGCCTCATCGACTGCTCTCGGAGGGATGTTCGGTGGCACGACCTTGGCCCCCCGGGTGCTCACGACAACGGCTGGATCATCGGGCACCTCCACCTACCCAACGACCACCGTGGTCACGACAACGAGTTCGGTGACGAGCACCACCTCCGGAACGTCAGCCACGACCTCGGTGGCAGGCCACGGCACGACCGCACTCACATGGTCAAGGGGCCAGTCCACGGTCTATGACACCTTCATCAACTCGGCCTCGGGATTTTACGGCCCCGGGGCCTTCTTTGTGGGGGCGTCGGCTTCATCGCCTGCGCCCGTCGCCACGACTGCGGCAGGCACGACATCCTCCAGCTACTCTCAGGAGGGATCGGTGAATGTGGTCAGCTACACCGTCCCGTATGTTACGGCTTCGGCCAATTTTGCCACCATCTCGGTCACGAACTTTGCGGTGACAACCGTTGCCGAGGCCCAGATAGATGTCCTCTACTACACCGAGCCGGATCAGCTTTTGAGCTTCCCGAACTCCACGATGGACGGGCTCCGTGCCGGTGAGGACATCACGACCGGGTGGTCTGTCAGCTCGACCATCTCAAGCTGGGTCGAGACCAGCGAGGTGGGATACCATGTCTCCTCCACCTCCTCGGTGCCGGTGGTCACGACCTCCCTCTCGACTACCGTCCTGCCAATCTGGGGAGGGTTCCTGACTTTTGCCCAGCCCTATGTGCTGACCTCCTCAACCCGGAGCGTGATCGCAGCGGCCCCGGTGAACACGGGCGACACGAATGGAACGGTGGTCGAGACCCGGCTACTGACAACAGCCGCGCCGCCTTCCAGCTTCTATGCCATCGGCTCTGGCCCGACTCCGTCCGCAGGCTTCAGCTACCCGCAGGAGCGGATGGCCTTATTCACCGACAGCGGCACCTCGGCAGGAGTGACCCTCTCGGCGACACCATCGGTCAGCGGATTTATCATCGACCAGTTCGGTCAGTCTGGCCGATACGCCCCGGTGATCGAGCCTCCTGCGACCGGATTGACCACGGGCACCGGGACGCCTGTCACCTTTGCCACGGGAGGTGCCACCACGACACTCTGGAAAGTGCCAGCCTTTGGACCGAGCAGCACCTTCAGTTCCACCCAGCTTGCCGCCGGTCAGTCGTGGCAGGCCGGTCTCCCTGCCGGGATTTACCGGACAGCGGTCGGCTCCTCCACCGGAACCTCGCTCTTCCCGGGTCAGATCCTCTCCTCGACCGGCCCCTCGGTCTCGGCCACCCAGTTCAGAACAGCCCCGCAGGCGTTGCCCTCTCCGGTGATCGGAGCGAACCCTTTGCAGGAACTCGCCCCCATGCCGATCCAGCCACCCCTGAAACCAGCAGTCTTCACCTGGTCGGTCACTCCCGGCTACTGAGAGAAACTTCAACCCACAATTCAAAATGATCGCCATCGCTGTCGCGGCCACCCGCACCTACCTCCACGCCTGGCCCCAGTGCATTCGGGCCATTGCCGCCGCCTCCGCCCACCACGAGGAGGCCCACTTCATCTTTGCGACCGACGAGAGCAAGGAGGCCGAAGCCGCTGCCGAGCTTGCCAAGTCGGAGCTTCCGGAAGGCTGGAAGGTCTCCGTCCTGAAGCACGCCATCAAGGACGACACCTCGACGAACTACAAGGAGGAGGCACAAATGAGGATCGCCCTGCTTCAGGGAGCGGCCTTCTCCTTTGCCCGGAAGATCAGGGCCTCGATGTGCTGGTCAGTTGAGAGTGACACGATCCCGACAGCGGACTCGCTCCGGGTTCTGGAGTGGACGCTTGCCATGCCACAGGCCGACGGATCGCCCCACTATGACATCGCCGCCGCCACCTACCCGAACGGACTCTTCCTGGGGGGATTCGGATCTCACCAGCACCAGATCGCTGAGGACTTCCTGCCGAAAGAGCGCAAGCTGAAGCCCCGGCTAAAACTCCTGCTTGAGAAATGCGAAGAGCGGCTGCGCTCTGCCACTTCCGAGAAGGAACAGAAGCGGATGGGTCGGCTCATGGAACGGGTGAAATCCTCTCCTCCGGATGGGAACATCTGGGAGGTCACCGCAAAGCATGGATGGAGGCGTCGCGGCTGGATGGACTTTGCCTATCCCGGGATCGGTCACGGGGCAGTCGTCCCCTCAGACTGGTGCGGACTCGGCTGCACCCTGCTTTCCAAGGCGGCTCTCTCCCATGCCGACTTCTGCGGCTATGACGGCAGGGGCACTCAGGATCTCTTTCTCTGCTGGTCAAGGTGGCATCCCGCCGGTCTGCGGATCGCATGCGTCCCTCATGTCGCCTGCGACCACATCAAGCGGCAGGCAGGGAAAGCCGAGATCCTCCACCACCGCGCCTACCATGAGCAGGAGGGGGAATGCCGTGGGCATCTTCGGGTCAGGACTCAGCCCTTTGTCCCGGCCTAAGTCTCCTCCTTCATGTTCTTCATGGTGAATTTCCTCTCTCCATGTTCTCCATGCTCTTCATGGTGGGTCTCAGTGTTTTGACATCCCCTTGAGTTCGTGAAGCTCTTCATCGATCTCGCCGACCGCACGTTCTTGGACGATCTCCCTTCTGCCGGGGGGATGCTGATCGAGTCGCTGGATCTCAAGCGCCGTGATGCGGAGCCGGTTGAGGTTCAGTTCCTGAATGCTGGCGTCGTCACCGATCTCGGCAGCGGGGCTACTGGCATCCTTGGGCTGAAGCGGAGCGGGGCCTATGCGAGCGGCTACATCGCCTCGGCCTTGTCTTGGACAAAGACCGGAAGCGGAACGTCGGCCAAATACACCTTTGCCCTCACGCTGAACACCGCCGAGATCGACACCCTCTTCACATCGGCCTCCGAGGGTTCCAGCCTCCGTGCTATGCTCGAGGTGCAGTGGACGGTCGGCAGCGTGATCACCTCCTCGGTGACTCTCCCGGCGGTCATCGCGAACGATGTCATCCGGGGCGACGAGGGCGCACTTGCCCAGGCTAATCCCGACTATCCCGCCGCCGCCGATGTCCTGACCAAATCGGGCAACCTCGCCGGGCTGGGATCGGTGCCATCTGCCCGTGGCAATCTCTCGGTCTACTCGCAGGCCGAGACCGACGGCCTGCTGGGTGGAAAGCCGAACATTGCCACAACAGCCCCTGCCGATCTCGGCTCCACCTCCGCAGTCGGATCTTTGGCCACGGCAGCCCGTGCCGATCACGTTCACCGCATCCCGACACTCTCCGAACTCGGTGCCGTCTCCACGACCGACGCCCGGCTCTCGGATGCGCGGCCCCCTCTGGCCCATGATGCCTCACTGATCACCAGCGGAACCATCTCGCTTGATCGCCTTCCTTCTCTTTCCACAGGCGTGCAGGTCGTCTCCTCCGGAACCATCGCCGACCTGACCGCGCCCCAGCAGGCCCAGATCATCACGGGGGCCATCGTCACGACGATCGACGGTCGGCGTTGGCTCTACAAGGGGACAGGCTCCAAGACCCTCGAGGCATCCTACATCGAGATGGGTGACATCACCCCCGAGTGGACGGCGATTGCCAACAGGCCGACCACCTTCACGCCATCGGCCCACACCCACCCGCAGAGCGAGGTGACGAACCTTGTCAGTGATCTGGCCTCCAAGGCCGACGCCGCCGCCACGACCTCGGCCCTAGCTGGCAAGGCCGCAAGCATACACACCCACGCCCAGAGCGAGGTGACCGGACTGGTCTCAGACCTCGCCAACAAGAGGACGATCCTGAGCGGGACAACGGTGCCCTCCGCTGGACTCGGCTCGGATGGCGACCTCTACATCGATACCTTGGGCAACCGTCTCTATGGCCCCAAGACCGCTGGCTCATGGGGCAGCGGCTCATTCACGAAGGGAGACCCGGGCACCGGGGCCACGGCGGTCATCCGCTCGGCCAACTTCACCGCAGCCACTGGCGTCCGCTACATCACGACGGCGACGCTCACCATCACCGATCCCGGCACCGCCACCCTTGGCGACAACTACGAGGTCATGATCGGCGCGGGGACTTGCACCATCGGCGGCGTGGCCTTTGCTCCATCACGGATCGAGATCATCAGGTATTTCAACGGCACAAGCTGGGTCACCTCACCGCTGGAATCTTCCAGCCAGACCGCCGCAACAGCCTCCTCACTGATGACGCGCTCACTGGTGGGCGATGAGCAGTTTTTCAACCTATACAAAGTATTCGGCCCTCAATTAGTTCCCACAACAGGAGTTTTGCGCGGGGTGGCGTCGGTAAACTCCAGTGGGAATTATTTCCGACTTCAAATAAATAATTTAACCGCCGCCTCTTCCTACGCTCGATGCTCTGTGGCCCGCAACATGACCTCGGTGTGGGATCTCAGCGGAAGTGGCATTGAATACGCAATTCGATCTGGTTTTATGCTTCGCGGAAACTTCGTTTACCAAGGCACTAATGACCCGACGACGATAGCGAGAATGTATTACGGGGGAAACGGCGGCGTTCCTGCAACATCGGATGCCAATGCCCTGACCGACCGAGGCTTCGGAATTGAGTTTGGATCGAATGGCGGCGTGCAATCCATCAGGGCGTTTGCCCACAACGGCACAACCTACACGAACGGGCCGTGGGTCAATGCAACAAACCTCAGGATTAGTAGCTATGGGGTAATCTCCGACGGGGCTGGAAATGTCTCCCTCTTCTATTCATTCGGAAACAACCGCCCAGCCCTTGTCTCTGGGTATCCGATCACCGGAGGCCCGACAACAAACGGGACAACGGCATTAAATTGGTTGGATGCTGTAGTTGTCAACAGCAGCACAGCGGCAGCCGCAGTTACCACTTATTTCAATATCACCGACATGAGGATTCTCTACGGATCATGACCGACATCGCCAAATACTTCGACACGGTCCTCAAAGTCGCGACGACTCTGGCACTCCTCGCCGTGGCCCTGCTGGGCACCAAGTTTGTCACGAAAGAGGAGTTCACGGCTGCGAATGCCCGCATTGAGAAGATCGAGGCCGTGTTGATCCGGATGGAGGCGAATGCCGAGACAGACAAGCGTCACGACATCCTGCTGGCCGACCACGAGTCACGACTCCGGTCGCTCGAAAAGCAGTAGCTTTTGACTCCGCGCCTCTACCATGAGGCGATTTCAAGACCCCATCGAACTCCTCCTCCTGCTCTGCGCGGCGATGCTGGCCGCCACGATTGCCCTCTTCGGCGTGACAGGCTGCACCTCGGCCCCCAAGGCCGTGCTGACTCCCTCCCCGGCAGCGGTCGTCTCATCCGTCTCTGCCGCAAAGCAGTCGGCCTCTCTCCTCCGTGCCAATGTCAACCCGCTCGGACTGCGGACGCTCGAACAACTCAACGCCCACCTTGACCAAGCCAGCACAGCGCTGACCGACTACGCCGCCAAGGTGGATGATCAGAGCGTCAAGCTTGTCCAATCCCAAGAGCAGGCCGAACTCTGGAAAGCGAAGCAGAGGAAGGCACTCAAGGAGGTCGCCTTCTGGCGCATGGTGATCATTGTCGAGGTCGCCTGCATGGGTCTCTGGCTGGCATGGCGCATCTACCGCCCCCGCTTCCTATGATCACATGTTTCCTCGCTGGTGCGCTCGGATCGCTCCTTATGTTCCTGACCATCTGCTTCCTGCCGGAGATCGGGGACTTCCTCAAACGCTTCCGCAAATGACATTCCTGCGCGGGCTGCTCTCCGACGCCCCCGGGTCGCCCTCGATGACCCGCTTCTCGCTTGCGGTTGTCCTCTCGCTGGTCGTCCTGGTCATCGGGCGCTGGCTCGTCACCGGACAGGATATCCCACATGGAGTCGGCTCCCTCCTCGAAATCACGCTCGCAACCGCAGCCGGGGCCAAGGTGGTGCAGAAATTTGCCGAGGGGAAGAACTCACCATGAAGCACATGAAGGGGCATGAAGGGCGACCGCCAATCTTTAACAACTTCATGATCTTCATGCTCTCCATGGTAAATCCTCACTCTCTCCACCTCTCCTAATGAAACGCTCCGACATCCTCAACGCCGCAGAAGATGCGGGCCTCCCTGCCAGATTCCGGAAATCTCTCGGCCTCGTCCTCCGCTGGGAATGCGTCTATCTCCCCGACGGCGAGACGATCCGCTGGGAGAACGATCCCGATGACCCCGGAGGGGCCACCTTTGCAGGGCTGACGGTGAAGCATGACCGGATCGCGCCACCGCCAGCCGAGCCGACAGCCCGGGCCATCGCGGCGCATTATTACTCGGAGGACTGGATGCCCTTTGCGGGCCTTCCATCACCCGTGCAGGAGGTGGCCTTCGTTCAGGGCGTCAACCAAGGCACCCGCACCGCGGTCAGGATGCTACAGAACGCCATCAACGACTACGGGGCAAACATCATCGTGGACGGCATCCTCGGAGAGAAGACCCGCAGATCCGCGATGGCGTCGCCAGATAGCCACGGGCTCGCAATGGCATTCCTCCAAAAAAGCCGCCGACGCTACGAGGCGATCATCGCGGGGAATCCGAAGCTTGAGAGGTTCAGGAACGGTTGGATGAACCGCCTCGAGGCGATCAAGCGGGATCTGGTGGCGTGAACCACCTTTGACACGGCCTCCAAGGTCATGGCGAACGTCGTCTCCCGGTGGTCAAGGTTCATGGCCGTGGGGTGCAGTCATGCAAAGTTCGCAGATCCCTCCGCGCTCAAGGCTGTCCTTGAGTTCAAGAAACGCTGGAACCCTGACCTGACGGTTCACCTCGGTGACTTCATCGACACCGCAGCCTTCCGCTCCGGTGCTCGTGGCATCGACGCCGACAGCGCGGAACCAGTCGGCCCAGACATTGACACAGGTCTGAACTTCCTGAATCAGGTTCGGCCCAATGTCGTCCTGCTCGGCAACCATGAGGATCGCCTCTGGACTCTCCGCAACTCTCCCAATGCGGTCATCGCTTACGCCTCCCACAAGGCCATTGAGCACATCGAGACCTCCATCACCAAGCTAGGCGCAAGGATCATTCCCTATGACGGGATGTTCCAGAGCTACATCCGGGGAGATGTCACGTTCCTGCACGGCTCGCTGTACTCGGAAAACGCAATCCGCGATCACGCCGAGTCGCTCGGCCCAGGCAAGATCATCCACGCTCATACCCACCGGGCAGGACAGGCCCCAGGGCGCACACTGAAGCCCTGCATGGGCTACTGCGTCGGCACGCTGACCCGACGCCGTGAAATGAGCTATGCCAAGAACCGACGGGCCACCCTCGGATGGAGCCAAGGGCTTGTTTTTGGAGAGATCCGCGAGGGCCGTTCCCCGGCAAGCGCGGTCTGGCTAGTCACAGGACCCGGAGAAGGCACCGACATGGAATGGCGTCTGCCGTTTTAGAATCATGAAAAAGAAAACAGGAAATGATTGGCTCGCCGAGATCATGTCAGAGCGGGTCCTGTCTGGCCCACCCGATGTCATCCCTGAGGGCTGGCTAACCCTCAAGCAAATGTGCAAGGAGTGCAACGTCTCCGAGAGTGCCATGAGGTTGAGGATCTCCCGGCTGCTGGAGTCGAATAGGCTCCAGAGAAAGAGATTCCGCATGTGGACGGGTCACCAACTCATGCTGACTTGGCACTATCATCCAGCCAAATGAGCGTGAGCGAGAAGATGCCAGAGGGCAAGATCCGCTGGTGCCTCTGCCTCGATGTGGCCATTGACGGGATCGATCTGCCGTTCAGGCTCCGCTTCTCCACAGACAACCACGAGGACATGCTCGACGCCCTCGCCGATTTCCACTCCATGCTCATGGACAAGATCGAGGAGAGGCTGAAATGAAGCTTCCCCGGACGCTGAAGATCAGGGATCGCAAACTCGGCAAGGAGAAGGCCCTCGGTCAGGCCATCGCGCCCGACCTGATCGAGATCGACCCGACCAAGAACAACAGCCGGGAGAGGCTCGACACGGTCTGCCATGAGGCACTCCATCTGCTCCTGCCCTCGGAGCCAGAGGTGCGAATCATCGCCCTCGCCAACCGGATGAGCGACCTCCTGTGGAGGGATCGGTGGAGGAGGATTGAGTGGTAGTCTGGCCCTATTTCTTGGGCTTGCAGTGTGGGGGGAGGAAGGGATTAAACTCCCCAGTCTCCAGCCGATCTAGGCCGGCCATGATGGCGAGCCGGTAGAGGTCGGTCTCCTCGATGGTGCTCCTGGCGGCCAACTTCCGGACGCGATCAATCAGTGCCTGCGGCACCCTGAGCGTCTTGACCACGTTCTTCTGAATCATCCCCAGCAATCTGACCGTCCAGCCCTCCTTTGAAAATTGTATTGTCTTGCGTAGTCATTAAACTACAAACGACCACGCCATGATGGGGCACTCTACCCTTTATTTCCCCGAACGCAAATGGGGTGGGGGAGTCTCCGCAACCCGCAGCTCCATCGCGGGTCCGCTGTAGTCGGTCGGGTAGAGAACAAGTGGTCGTTTCCTGTTTTTCACGGCGTCGGCCCGTATGAGGCTAGCTACATACTGAGTGCTGGTGAGACTCAGGGCCTCGGCGCGTTGGCGCATCACGCCAAAGATCGCGTGTTCGATCTTGATGGTGTGGTTTTCCGCAGTCGGGTTCTCGGGGCGTCCTTTTCCCATGTGCGTAAGTTTCGCCCTATTTTTACGCAGTTTCAAATTTTATCAAAAAATCTCTTGCAATATACGCTACGCGCTTATAAAAAGCTAAACCATACGACCAATGAACAACACGGAACTCCTCAATAAAACTCAGTTGGCTGAGCGTTTAGGCCGCTCGAAGGGCTATGTCAGCGCCATGTGCAGGGCTGGATTCTCGACGCCATGCGGTCGCACTACGCTCAAGTCAGCCATCGAATGGATGGCTGAAAACCCTGACTTCCGCGTGGCCGACGCCTACGCCCCAGCGCCGATCACTTCCCGAAAGAAATCTTCTGCAAAAACTCGGCAGACTGCGATGGCCTGACCCGCTGATACAAGCGATGCACCGCCGGACCACTATGATGCACAAAGGCCATAGCGACAGCCTGGGGGACTCCCGCAA